CCTTGGTAGTAAATTAAAAGAGAGATTTAGAAAACTTGTACCTAATGAGTTAGCAGATATTGCAGTTAAAGCTGCACCGTTTGTTGCACCTTTCAATCCTGGTATTGCAGGGCTCATGAGAGGTATAGGTAGGTTTGATCAAAGGGGCAGTATCAGCGATGCATTTAAACAAGGAGTTGGGACTTTTGCTTTTGGAGCAGGTGTAAGAAGTTTAGGTGGAGCAACAGATCCTTTTGGCGGTGGACTTAGAGGTGGGTTCACATCTCCATTAAGTCCAGACAGAACAACTGCTGTAAAAGAGTTTTTTAATCCTAGAAAAGAATCTACTTTTGATGTACTGAAAGAGGATGAAACAATTGCAGACAAGATAGCAACTGAGGCCACAGAAGGAACTAAAAAAATAGCTAAAGATGTAGGACTAGGTTCTATAAGAGATGCTACGGGGTTGTTTAAAGATGTTCCAATATTAAAAGATTTACCTTCATTAGTGCAACAACAAATATTAGTTGGTGGAGTGACTAGTGCAGCAACATACATTTATCAAGCATTTTTAGCAGATGAACCACCTCAAGAAGAGGGCGAGACTTATGATGAGTACATGGCTAGAAGAAAAGAAAACGTAGGTAGAAAAATGAGATCTTACTTTGATAACTACTTTAAGTTTGATAAAGATTATTCTGCCATGACCGATGAACAGAAACAAGCATTTATTGATAGAGTCAATGTTAAAGACGGCGGTAGAATAGGGTATCAAACTGGTGGTGTCACCATGGCTAACACACTTGCAGAAAATATAAGACGTAACCTAGCTAATCAAGCTGCTATTAATCAAAGATTACAACAAGCAAGAGCTAGGTTAGACGAAATAAGACCTGGTCGTATTGCATCTCAATCTCAACTGCAACAGGAGGCAAATAAGATAGCAGCAGAAGATCTAAACAGAATGACTGGAGGAGCTAGAGGAGTTCCTGCAATTGCAAACAGGGCACCGACTATGAGTGACATTCAAGCCGCAATTTCAACAATGAAAGCACCTCCACCTTCATTACCAAGAGATTCATTAACTGGAATGCTTGAGTCTGAAATGTTGGCACAACCTGCAGGTATGCAAAATATTGAAGAATTAGATGCTATTAGAAATAGGGTTTTAGCAGCTCAAGATGCACAAGAGAGACAATTTTATTTAACAGATCCAGTGACAGGTAAACAATATAAAACAGAACAAGAGGCAATTGATGATCTTGGCATAGTTGTTTATAATCAAAGGTTTGCTGAAGGTGGTAGAGCTGGTTTAATGAATGGAGCAATGCCAACAGGTATTATGAGAACAAATAAAGCTGGAGTCATGGAACGAGATTACAGAGACAAAGGTGGATTTGTACCAGTAGGTATAAAAGAAAAAGCAGATGACGTACCTGCCATGTTATCTAAGAATGAGTTTGTATTTACAGCAGACGCGGTTCGAGGAGCAGGCAACGGCAGCATTGAAAAAGGAGCACAAAGAATGTATGATACCATGAAAAAATTGGAGAAAAGAGTAGTATAATGGCAGAAGAATTTCAAAAAGGGATAGCAGGTATTTTAGAAAAATTATCTAAAATGAAAGAACCTGAGGAAAATAAAACAACTGAAAATCAAAAATTTATGACGGATGTTGAATTAAAAGAACAATCTCCTTCTTTAGAAAGAGGAGAGATGTCATTGGAAGAATATCAAGCTGGAAAAAAACAAGCCATTAAAGACTTTATAATGAAATTAAGAGAAATGGGCATAACAGATAATATGAAAATTAGAGAGCTTGTTATAAAACAGTTTGGTGAAAATAGAGCATCAGGCGGCAGAGCAGGCTATCAAACAGGTGGTGTTACAGAATCAAGAGTGTTACCACCAGAGTTTATAGAGGCAGCACAAAAAACATTTCTAACAGACTTATCTAGACAATCTGGCATACCAAGTATTACAACAGCTGTTCAACAACAACCTGGTGAAACAGCAGAACAGTTTGCAAATAGACAAGCACAAGCACAACAGTTTCAAATTACAAAAGCGGGCATGGCAGAACTTGCACCGCAAGTAGCAGCACAAGACCCATTACAGGCAGCAGCATATCAACAAGCAATAGATCCAGCGACAGGTCTTGGATCTTTTCAACCATTTTTAGCAAAAGCAGGAACAGCTGCAGACGCAGCAACAGCCTTGACAGGGGCAGGGGCAGGTACGGGAGCAGGAACTGTAGCAGAATATACCTCACCTTTTCAACAACAGGTTATAGATACAACTCTTGCAGAGTTTGACAAACAAAGACAAGTACAACAAAATCAATTAGCAGCTAGAACACTAGGTGTGCCTGGTGCTTTTGGTGGTGGCCGTGAGGGTGTGCAAAGAGCTGAGTTTGATGCAGCAAGTGACATGAACAGAGCAAGATTAGTTGCAGACCTACAACAAAGAGGTTTTGAAAGTGCGGCGCAAAGACGACAACAAGACCTTGCAAACCAAATGGGTATTGCAAACCTACAATCAGGTTTAGGTGGCAGAGCGCAAGACTTTAGTAGAGCACAGATATCTGGCCTTGGCACACTAGGTGCACAGCAACAAGCACAAACACAAGCAATACTAGATGCACAAAGACAGGCGGCAGCCATGGCAGTACAGGATCCAAGAGACAGGTTAGCAAGATTTGGTCAAGGTGTGGCGGCGTTATCTGGCTCAACAGGAGCAGGGCGAGTTGATATAGCTCCAACTGCAGCAGAACAAGCATCAGGTGCAAGTCCGTTAATGACAGCGCTAGGTTTAGGTTTAGCAGGTGCTGATATATATGGCAGAATATTTGGGGGTAATAAAAGAACTTAATGTCAAGAATATTAAAAAGACCGATGTTTAAAAGAGGCGGACAGTCTAATGATGGTATCATGTCTAATGTTGTGGATAGGGAGCAGTACAGCAAAGGGACAGATAAAATCGGTAGATTTACAGAGGATGAATTTAGATCAAAGTTAGGAATAATTAAAGGCATACAAGATAGATTTGCACCGCTACCTAGAACAAGACTACCTTTAGGTGAGGTTGGTTTGGCTTTAGCCTCAGGGGCAGATCCAATAGATGCTTTGAGTTTAGGGTATAGTAGGTTTGTAAAAGCAGATGATGCAAGGCAAGCTGCTGCAGCTAAAAGAGATCAAGCTGCTGTGTCTACAGTTTTAGGACAGGCGTTGAAAGAAAAGAAAACTCCTGAACTTAAAGAGTATAAAAATATTTCAAATCAAACCGTGTATGGAATAAAGCCAGGCGGTAAAGGTTTTTTAAGTTTAGAACAACTTGGAGCTGCAAGAAACATGTTTACAACTGTGGGAAGCGCTCCTGCTTTAACTGAAGTTAAAAATATATCAGGTGAAGAATTATATGGTATTGAATCAGGAAAAACTGGTTTTTTAAATAATGAACAACTTGCAAAAGCACAAAGTAGTTTCAAAAAAGTTGATAAAAGAATGATAACTATACCAGATGGAAAAGGTGGTTTTATGGTTATGCCGTATGAGGAGTATAAATCAAGAGATAATAATAAAAATAAAGCTCAAAGTATTGGAACTGAATACACTATTTTAAATAATCTTATAGGGGATATGAAAATAAGGGCTCCCGATACACCAACTGGGGCCTTAGGGGTTGGTTATGGTATTGTTGAGGCAGGAGTTGATCAATTTAGACAAATAGGCGAAGATTTAGGTATAAAAGATAAATTAGAAATTAAAAATGAAGCAACGATAAACAACTATTTAAAAAATAAAGGCTTTACAGATAAGGCAGTAAATTTTGCTACCATGAAAAGTTCCGTGATAAGTTTAGCCTATGCTTTAGCAAGAATTGCAGAGCCAAATAATCCAAAATATTCTGAGGGTGATATTATAAGACAATTAGATAGAATTAATTTTGGTGGTTCTAGAAAAGTATTTTTAGGTTCTTTAGATCAAATATTAAAAGAGGAGGGAATTAGAGCAACAGCGACAATACAAGGTTTAGGTTTTGATGATCCTAATCCATTTTTCAACATAACTCAAAGCGGTGACATAGACAAGGGTAAAAGCAAAGATAAAAAAATTGTTCCGGGTAGTGATCAAAACTATGATCCATTGAAGATATTAGGAGAAAAACAATAGGGTATTTGCACTATGGCTAGCATATCTGATTACAAAAAACAACATCCTGAATACGCTAATATTCCTGATTTAAAATTAGCAGAGGTTTTATATGAAAGAGTTTATAAAGAACAAGGTTTAGATGAAACTTTATTTTATCAACGTGCTTTTCCAAATATAGCAGCACAAAAATTTGAACAAGCTGATGATGTAATAGTAAGTCCTGACGATATGATGTTAGGTAGAACAGAATTAGACTATGTCTCGTTTATACCTACAATTTCTGATATAGCTAAAGAAGCAGGAGTATCTATAAATGATCCAGCTGATGTGGAATCAAGGTTTGCTGGATCTTTAGGGTATAACGAAGAACAAAAAATACTTGGAATAAAAAATTTTTTATCAAAAATATATGGACAAGATATAGATGTAAGAAAAGGTCCTAGAACAGGAAAATTAGAATACTTTAATCCTAAAATAAATGGATATGCATTAGTAGATAAACCAGGAATGGATTTTGGAGATTTTGGAGACATAGGCGGAGATGCTTTAGTAATAGGGGCTGACATAGCAGGGACTATCGCTGGTACAATATTTACGACACCTGTAGGTGGTATAGCGACAGGTGCTATCTCTGCTGGAGCTGCTGAGTATTACAGACTTAAATGGGGTCAAGAACATTATCAAATAAACCTAGATTTAACAGATGAACAATTACTTAATGAAGCGTTTAAAACACTTGGCATATCCGCTGCAGCGGGTACTCTTGGACTTGGAGCGGTAAAATTAATTAAAAGTATAAACAACGTGGTGCAAGGAAGATCTTTTTCATCTGTTGATGAAGGTGTTGAGTCCATGCAAACTGTTAGAGCTAAAGAGGCTGAAACAGTTGCAAATGAAATTAATAAAACTTTAGAAGACGCTAAGATTAAATCTAGATTAAAATACACCATGGCACAGGCCACTGATGACAAAGACTTATTAGCATTACAATCAGCTTTTGAAGAGAAAAGAGTATTGGGTAAATTAGGTGAGTTTAGAGAATTTGGAGAAGAACAAGCAAAAAGTTTAAATGCATACTTTGGATTAATGAAAGATAGGTTTGGAGTTAACGCTGGTTCAACATATGATACAGGAAAACTTATAAATAAAGTATTAGAAAAAAGAAACACAGAAGCATTTAAAAATATTGTTAATAAACAAAAAGCATCTGAAAACTTGTTAGAAAAAAAAATATTTAATTTACCAGATGGCAGTTCTAAAGTAACGGGTGTTGAATTTAGGTCAATTATAACTGATTTAAGTAACGCATATAAAAGTGACGTAAAACTTGCTGCAAAAGAGTTGGATGGAGCAGCTGGTATTAAAATGATTAACACTGAAGAGATAGCTAAACAAATTGCTAAACTAACTAATAAAGAAAAACAAAATTTTATAAAAATAAATGAAATAGAAAATATTTTTAAAAAAGAAGAATTTGCTAATCTTGCTAGTTCTAAAGGCACAATACCATTAGCTAATGCTAGAGAGTCAATAAAAACCTTAGGTGCACTTATTAGAGATAAACAAGTGGGTTTAGCCGCTGGAGAAACTCCTGAAGTAGGTGTGTTACAATCTTTAAAAAATGCTTTTACAGATCAAGTCAAAAAAGATGCTGGTTCAGAATATTTAGATGAGTTACAAAAATTTAACGATTTAGTTATTACTAACAAAGAGTTATTAAACAATGATATAATAGCTAAATTAACAAAAAATGAAATTGGTAATATATTAAAAGTAGGTGACGAAGCTATTTTTGAAACAACTTTTAAAAAAGGTATCAACAATGCAAAAGAAGCAAAACAAGTTTATGATGTTGTTAGCAGATCGCCAGACGCATTTAAGTCTTATAAGGAGTCTATTTTTTCTAAATATAAAACAGATGTGTTAGATCCTATAACAAATAAACCAAGTTTAGTAAAACATAATGCTTTCATAAAAAACTATGAAAGACCATTAAGAATATTTTTTAACGAGGCTGAGTATAATAAAATAGCTAGAATAGGTGGATTACAAAAAAATATAGAAAAAACTAATAAACTCTTCATACAAACACAAAAAGATTTAACTAAATCATTTGAAGGTAAATTGTTTAACACTTCACCCGAAGAAATATTTAAAAAAATATACGGACCAGATAATATAGGTCAAGTCAGAGCATTAAAAAATATTCTTATAAAAAACCCTGAGGTATATAAAAAATTTCAAAGAGATGTACTAAGAGATTTAAATGAAAAAGTTTTTAAATTAGACAAAAAATTTACTTTAGGTAGAGTTTTGGATGCAGATGCTTTTAATAAGTATTTAAATGGTGGAGGTGGAGAGGCAGGTCATAGATTAATTTTGAAAGAAATTTTTGGAGAAGAGTATGTTAAAAACTTAGACATTTTAAATCAAGCTTTACAGATAGCTAGTAGATCAGCAAAAACTGCGCAACAGGGTGTTGTTGGAAATGCTCTTACAGATATAATTAGAGCAAGAGTTGGTCAGTTTACATTTGCTGGTAGATTATTAACAGCTGGTAGAAGAATATTTACAGCGTCTTCAAATAGATTATTAGCAAGAGCTTTACTAAATCCAGATTCACTAAAAGATCTTATCGCGTTAAGAAAATTATCTAAAAAAAGCAAAGCTGCTGCAGTAATACTTGCTAAATTAGGGGCTAGTAATTTTTTAGTTCAAGATGATCTACCCAAACAGCCGCCTAAAGAAGCAGTTATTGAACAGAAAAAAGAAACCATAAATCCTTTTGAAGGTTTATTTTCAAGAGGATCAAAAAAAGTAGATCAAGTAAGTAGTCTATTAAATGAAAACGAGGGTTTTGATGACGGAGCTGACATGACACAAGTGGCTTCCGTGCCAACGCCAAACATAAACCCTAACCTACTAGCTCAAGCACCAACAGGAGTGGCTAGCTTACAGTCAGGTTTGACACCTTTAGAGTCTGCTTTACTAGAGCCTGAAGAACAAGCAATCAGACTTAGATCAAGAGGACTAGCATAATGTCTAACGAAACTTTAAGATCACTAATAGTAACAGATCCTAGTTTACTAGATGAAAGCATAGACGTATCTGGTTTAAGAACACAGACAGATACTGACCCAAGATTACTTGCATCAATTGCAGACTTTCCGGGTATATCGTATGACCCTACAAGCTTCGATTATCTATCAGACTTAAATGAGTTGTTTGCTTATGGTTTACCTTTAGTAGATACACAAGCAGCAACACCACCTGTTACTGGAACACCAGACTCAGGCAGCGGGGGAGGAGGCTCAGGCAGCGGGTCTCAAGTGACTGTACCAGGAGGTGTAAACACTCTTGTAACACCCACAAACACAGCAGAAGAACAAAGATTAATAGATGCAGGTATCGGGGTGCAGGGTGCAATAGGTGATCCTGTGGTGTCTACATATGAAAGGCCTGTTACACAAGCAGAGTTAGATGAATTTAACCAAAGACCTGTAGCGCCTCTTTCACAGCCTATTGATCCAACAGGCATGTTACCACAAACAAGAGATAGTGTAATTCTTCCAAGGCAAACTTCTTTACAGGATGAGCTAGGAATAAAAGGAGACATAGGAGTTGAAGGTGAGGATCCAGGTAGATTTACTGCTACTCCTCCTACTGGAGATGTGTTTGCAGCAGGAGATTACAGTGACGTTGCAGGAACTTTAGCTGATCCAAGAGAAAAATTAGATGTTATAACAGCAGAAGATGCAGCTGATCCTGACGGCCTTTTAGCAAAATTAGGTATAACAGGTTTTAACGCTCAAGAGGCAGCTGTAAAAGCAGCTATTAACAAAGCAGTGGGTAGACCAGTAACCTTATTAATAGACGCTTTAAAAGAAATTGTACCACCACAAGACCCAAGACAAACAGCATTAGACGAACTATACCCAGACAGAACCAGTGCTGGCACTATTGCTTCAGGATTAATGAAAGGATACAATCCTGTATCGGGAGGCGCTTTAAACTTTTTAACTGGTGGCAAACTTGGTGAACCTACAAAATTTGGATTGGAAGAAGCATACAACACTAGAATAGCTAATGTTAGGGAAACACTTTCAAGACAATATGGTTTTACAAAAGAAGAATTAGATCAAATAGAGGCAGGCAATATCACACCTAAAATTCTAGCGACAGGTTTTAATGATGAATTAGGTAGGACAACAACTAACATACAAAAATTAGCAGATTTAGCTGCAGGAAAAAAAGCAGAGGAGTTAGCTCTTCGTGGTGCAACAAGTTTAGTTACAGGGGACATAGATGCTGATCCAACGGGTGATGCTAGTATCGCAGAAACACTGGCAGCACGAGATAGATTAAATTTAATTGATGATATAGGTGTCGAAGGTGAAGACGAAGATAGATTTATAGATAGAGTTGGTGGCGGAGTAGATCAAGGAGCTGTTGAGTTAGGTGAAATGGACACTACTGCACCTTTGTTAGACATAGACACAGGTGTTGGAGAGTTTGTAACAGATCCAGTTTTTGATGACGATCAACTTACTTTTGTAGACACTACACCAGACGATACTGTAACTCCATTAGAGGATGACTTTAAAACATTAGTAGACACAGAAAGAACAAAAAGACAAGAGGTAATTAAAAATAGAGATGATCGAATTGTTGAAGAGGTGGCAAATATTGCTGATAGACAACCTAATGTGGTAGAGCAAAAGAAAAATCAATTGGCTAACATATATGATAGACAAGTCGCAAGAGGTGAAAGAGAATCTACTCCAACAATCACATCAAAGACTAACAAAGCTAAAGCAGCAATAGGTATGCCACAAATGCTTGGTGATGTTGGTGGTGGTGATAAAGGTGGCGGCGGAGGCGGCGGCAAGATCGTCTGCACCATGATGAACGAGTCTTACGGCTTTGGATCTTTTAGAAATAAAATTTGGTTAAGACATTCAAAAAATTTAGCGCCAGAATATCAAATAGGGTATCACAAAATATTCTTACCACTCGTAAAACTATCTAAGAAAAATATTGTTCTTAAAAAAGTATTAGAGCATATTGCAGTCCACAGAACCATAGACATTCGACAAGAATCAAGGGGCAAGATTCATGTATTAGGTAGAATTTACAGAAAAATATTAGAGCCAATCTGTTACTGGGTAGGTAAGAATGCCAAGAGATAACGCACTACAAAGAATAGAATCGCACGAGAAGCTTTGCAGAATAATGCAAAAGCAGACCTACGATCGCATGCAACAGCTACAGGGACAGATAACTAGGATAGAAAGAATACTGCTTGTATCCATGGGGGCTGTCATGTCTGGTATGGGCGGTGTAATTGTGGTGTTATTACAGAAACTTTAGATCCAAGCTTTTAATTCTTCACCCATAACTTGACTTGCGATATTAACTTTCTTACGCAAAGCTTTTACAATTCTTTCATCAACCGTATCTTCACAAATAATATCAATGTATGTCATAGGTTTCTCCTGACCTATACGATCTATCCTAGCTTCTGATTGTTGTCTTTTCTCAAGATCGTAACCGTTAGAGTAATAGATCATGTTACTAGCTGCCGTAAGTGTAATACCATAACCACCAGTTTGCGGTGTGCCTATGAAAAATCTACATGTATCATCTTCTTGAAATCTTTTTATGTTTTGTTGTCTGTCCTCTTGCGGTGTTAAACCATAGTAATCTACAAAACAATTTTCTCCAAAATTTTTAACAACTGCTTTTATAATTTGTCGGACATCGCTTTGCCAATGCGCCCATATTACAACCTTACCCTCTATTTCATTAAGAACATTTATTAATTCATCTAAACGATTACTTTTAATATCTTGTGTAGTGCCATCATCAGCTTTAAAATGACCACATGTGATTTGTTGTAATCGCATCAATTGTGTTAATGCATTTGCGGTTGTTGTCATTTTGCCATTCATGATAGCAAGCGCCTCTTTTTTCATTTGTTCGTACACTTTAAACTGATCTGGTGTGAGTTGAACAATACGTTTCATAAAAGTTTTTTTAGGTAAATCTAAACAATCGTCTTTTAACACTCGATCAGAAAAGGGTTTTAATTTATCAGATAGTTCACCTAAATTTTTATAGCCGACAGGTATCTCAACAGACCTACCACCAAAATTTATTTTTCTCATGACTGCGTATCTAGTTCTAAACGAGTAAAAAGATTGATGATCTAGTAACCATGGATCTAGAAACTCACATTGTTTGTACAAATCTAAGGGTGATTTAGTGACTGGTGAACCTGTTAATATTCTTTTGTATTGTGCATATTTTCCTAACGCCACTATGTTTTTAGTTCTTTTAGCTGTTGGATTTTTTATAGTTGTAGACTCATCTATAGCCATCATAGTTCTGTGTGAGTTTAAAAATCTAGCTGCAAAGTCCACACCTTTTTTGGTTGATAAAGACTCAACATTCATAATTAATATATGTAAATCTGTATCTGTTTTAAATAAAGTATCTAAATATTTTTGTTGTTGTTTTGTAATATTAGCCTGCCACAGCACCATATTTTTTTCTATATGATCTGGTAGATGTGTAGGTATTTCAGAGCTATACCAGTTTTTGTACACACCTTTTGGTGCCACAATTAAGACACCATTTATCTTACCTTTGTCATAAAGCATAGCAGTATTGTCTATTAATACCTTTGATTTACCTGTACCCATCTCCATAAAATAAGCAAAACATTTCTTATCCCATGACATTTCTAATGCCCTAAGTTGATGTTTATATGGCGGTGTTTTAAATTTATAATTCATAATTTTTCTCCTGTATGGCTTGACATATAATCTATGATGAATTATATGTCAACACATGAAAGAAAGTATAGTATACATAATACAGGAAGTACCAGGAACCAGAGAAGGCAACCCTAGAATAAATATTATGGGTGCAGCTAAATATGGTCAGTTTAAATTTTTACTACCTGAGTCTTCTCAAATAATTTTTTCTCCAGGGCCGTTAGTTTTTAAACTAAGATCTTTGTTAAAAAATTATACTGAAAATGATTATCTTCTTCTTACAGGTGATCCTGCGATAATTGGTGTTGCATGTTCTATAGTTTCTGACATAACAAATGGTAAATATAATTTACTAAAATGGGATAAACAAGAAAGAACTTATTATCCTATAACAATTAACTTATACGAGAAAGGTAATACAGATGAGTAACTTACAAAAGATGTTCATAGAGGATGCACCTCAACAAGTGAACGATTTAAAAAATCCAGACTCTTTGTCTAATCATGTTATTGATTTACAAAGATTAGAGGATGAAATTAAAAAAGATGAAGAGAGGTTGTCTGCTAAAAAGGCAGAGGCAGATAAACTATCTCAACAAGTAATACCAGAAATAATGGAGTCTATGAACTTGAAAACTATGAAGTTAAAAGATGGCTCTGCTATTGAGGTTAAAGAAATTTTTAGCGCCACTATTCCTGTAGCGAAAAAAGAGGGCGCATTTAACTGGCTTCGAAAAAACGGTCATGGTGATTTGATTAAAAATGAAATCATAGTTTCCTTTGGTCGTAACGAAGATAACAAGGCGCGTGAATACGCTAACCTTGCCGAGAGTAATGGGTATCAACCTGAGCAAAAACTTAAGGTGGAGCCCATGACTCTCAAAGCGTTGTACAGAGAGCAGGTCGAAAAAAATCTAGATCTACCCTCTGAACATTTTAACTTGTTTAAAGGAAACAAAACAAAAATAACGAGGAGCAAATAAATATGACACAAGAAACAAGAGACGTTGTGAAAAAGCAAAGTGGTCAAGTAGCGACTTTGGACTTTGTCAAAGACTCAGGCATGGGGCTTGAGAATATAGACAAAGAAGATTTGGCGCTACCTTTTTTGAAGCTGTTACAATCAGGTTCATATGAGACTAAAAAGAAACATGCGAAATATGTGGATGGCGCAGAGCCTGGTATGTTTTATAATACAGTTACAAAGAAACTGTATGATGGTGAAAAAGGTATAGAAGTTGTACCTGTTTACTACAAGATGACATACCCTGAGTGGGCACCTTTTGAAAAAGCAGAGGGTAGACCTATTCATCCAGATAGAGGGCCAGAGATCATGTCACAAACAAAGCAAAATGATAGAAACAAAGATATGTTAGAAAATGGTAATGAAATTATCAAAACTGCTAACCACTTTGTAATCATTTTAGGTGATAAGCCAGAAAAAGCTTTGATGACTATGAAGACTACTCAGTTAAAAACTAGTAGGCAATGGAACTCCCTGATAGAAAACGAGTTTGAAAACGATCCGTCCACTGGAAAGTCGGTGCCTGCACCAAGATTTTCTAGGATTTATAGATTAAACTCAGTTGAAAACTCAGGAAGTTTCTCTTGGCATGGATATAGCGTAAATCTATTAAGAAAGGTAGATAACGCACCACTCTATCAAATGGCTAGAGAGTTCTATAGTTCATTAAAAAAGAGCCAACTTAACGCTGAGAGTTCTTCACAGGACTCTAACTACTAATTCTTTCTTAAGAGAAAGATAGGGGTGACAAAGGGAGACTGGAGTCACCCCACCCGGGATCTTATGGTTGATGATTTTATAGAACTGTTTACAGGATACCAAGGTGATTTTGGTATAGCGGACATGTCATCGGCACAGTTAGATGAAGAGAAAAACAAACTTAAACCTAACTACGAGTGGGCAGGTCGACCAATCACACAAGGTGACTACAAAGATCACATACAAGGTAAGATATCCATAGGTATACAACCATGCAGACTAGATAAAACAGCAAGCTTTGGCTGCATAGATATTGATCCAAAAAATTATTCTACATTTAAAATAGAAAACTATTTAGCATTATTTCAACAGTACAAACTACCTTTGATACCGTTGTTATCAAAGAGCGGTGGATTACATTGTTATTTATTTTTAAAAGAACCAATACCAGCGATAGATTTAATATCAGCACTAAAATCTTTTCTACTACCTCTTGGGCTAGATCCCACGACAGAGGTTTTTCCTAAACAGAAAGAACTAAAGGAAGACGACAAAGGCGACACAAAACCAGGCAACTTTATAAACTTACCCTACTACAACAACGGACACACACATCGATACGCTGTAGACAAAGACAACAATAAACTAGATCTACAAAAATTTATAGAGTTTGCTAATCAAAATAAAATAGGCAAAGATGATTTAGAAAAATTAGTAACAGAGACATACAAGAATATATTAGTTGGAACTAGTGAGGAGTTTGAAGATGGTCCACCATGTTTAGCGTTATGTTCAAAAAGAAAGTTAGACGATGGTAGAGATAGGTTCATGTACAATTACATGGTCTTTGCTAAAAAGAAATACAAAGACAAATGGCCAGATCATGTTGCAAAAGCAAACTATAATTATTTAGAAGACCCATGGGATAAAGCTAAGTTAGATACTAAGCTAACTGCATGGAAGAAAGATACAGCAGGTCATACGTGTTACGAAGATCCAATACAAAGCAAATGCATGCGTAGTCTTTGTTACTCTAGACCGTTTGGCGTTAAATCTGATAGTATTAGTATGTTTCCTGACATCACAGACTTTGAGATTATTATGTATGCAGAGCCTGAGTACAGGTTTAATGTAGCATTACCAGATGGCACAAAGGCTGGAGTGATAGCAGGTAACAGGCGACTGATAACAAAACAAACAGAACTATTAGATTTGATATGGGAGCAAACTGGTATCTACCATGAGCCACTAAAAGCAAAAGACTTTAGAGCAAAGCTAACGGAGATTAGAAAGAACTCTGTTAAGATATCACCGCCAGCAGGGACACAGATAGAGGATAGATTAAGAGAGGAGTTGTTTCAATATTGTGTTAATGGGCCAAGAGCTAAACAAAGAGTGCAGATTAATAGTGGGTCTTGTCTTACAGAAGAGGGCTATCATTACTTTAGGTTTAACTCTTTTATAGATCATTTGGGTTCTAGTTGGAAAATACCAGAAGAAAGAATAGCACAAAAATTAAAAGATAAATGTGATGTAGAGTTTAATCACTCGCTAAATGTGGATGGCAAGACTTTTAAAGTATGCAGAGTCAAGCAACTGCATGTAGATAAAATAGAATACAAACCAGTAGAAAGAAAAGGAGATAACTATTAGTGAGATACAAAGTTGTAGGCCCTCCGGGAACTGGTAAAACTAGAAGACTGTTAAATAATGTGCAGAGATACTCTGATATTGGAACACCTTTGAATAGAATAGGTTACTTTGCATTTACAAGAAAAGCTGCGGGAGAGGCAAGAGATAGATTCTTAAAAATAAAAACAGAACTTACCAAAAAGGATATAAAATATTTTCAAACACTACACTCTTTGGCTTTTAATACTTTAGGTTTAAAAGAAGAAAATGTCATGCAGGAGTTAAACTATAAAAAAATAGGTGAGACATGTGGCATACAGATAAAGTACGCATCGTATGAAACAAACAATTGGAATGGTATTTTTTCATCTGATAGTGAGTATTTAAGCATGATTAACCTTGCAAGAGTAAGACAGATATCCGCCATGGATCAACTAGATAGAAACGAGCATTTATCTAGAATAGAAAGAGATAAATTAGATGCGATAGAAAAAGAAATAAATAATTATAAAAAAACATACGGTCTTATAGACTTTACTGACATGATACAAAAATTTTTAGACCAAGATGTTACACCAAAGTTTGATGTTATATTTATAGATGAGGCGCAGGATTTGTCATTAATACAATGGTCTATGATAGATAAAATAGAGAGAGATACTAACTGCGATGTGTGGGTTGCAGGTGATGATGATCAAGCCATATTTGGTTGGGCGGGCGCTGACGTAGACTCTTTTATTGACTGGGAGGCAGAAGAGATACCACTAAAACAATCAAAAAGAGTGCCAATAACTATACAGGAAAAAGCATTAAATGTCATTGACAGAATACAAGATAATAGGATTGACAAAGAATATTTTCCAAAGTCAGAAACTGGAGAAATTTTTGAAAGATATAAACTGTCTGACATAGATTTATCAAAAGAGGATTGGTTAATACTAACAAGAACAAAGTCACTATTAAAACCAGTAATAACTTTTTTAAAAAAGAAAGGTTTCTTTTTTTGCACAGCGCAAGGTAATAGCATAGGTAAAAGTTTATATGAAGACATACAGAACTGGCATTTAATACAAAAGAAAAAACATGTAGCAGACATACATGTGCAGAGAATAAAAGAAAGAATAAATGGGACAATGAACATATCTTTAAAATGGTATGATGCGTTTAATAAATTAACCGATAGTCAAATTACTTACATGAGGTTGTTATTATTAAACAATGAAAATGTTACCGAAGATCCAAGAATCACGGTATCAACAATACATGGGGCTAAAGGTGGTGAGGCTACGAACGTAGTTTTATTTTTAAACGAGACAGCTAACACGATTAAAGGTGCTAAAAGATCCATAGCTAAAAGAGACGAGGAGTATAGAGTTTGGTATGTGGGTATCACACGGTCTGCAAAAAATTTATATTTAATAAAATCACAAAACAAATCTAAGGAGTTTAAATTATGAGTGCATATGAAAAACAAATAGCGGGTGGACACTACATTAGTTTTAAAATACAGCCCTCGAAGTTTATAAATGACAATAAGTTGCCTTTTGCAGAGGGCAATGCTATAAAATATATATGCAGACACCCGCACAAAGGGAAGAAGGATGACATACTGAAAGCCATACATTATTTAGAAATGATAATTGAAAGAGATTATAAATGAAAAAATTAAAAGTCTTGGATTTATTTGCAGGTATAGGTGGTTTTACGTTAGGATTAGATTCAACAAACTTTTTTGAGACAGTGAAGTTTGTAGAGAAAGATAAATACTGTCAGAAAGTTTTACAAAAAAACTTTCCCAACATACCAATCGAGGAGGATATAAAAAATGTCAAAGGAAAAGAAGGAGAGGCAGATGTCATTTGCGGAGGTTTCCCATGTCAACCATTTTCAGTCGCAGGCAAACAGAAAGGAACGAGTGACGATCGACATCTCTGGCCAGAAATGTTTAGACTCATTAGGGAGATCAAACCCCAATTCGTTATTGGGGAGAATGTCAAAAATATTGTTAACATCCAAGACGGCGTGGTCTTCGAAAGTGTGTGCACTGACTTGGAAAGTGAAGGTTACGAAGTTCAATCGTTCAATATTCCAGCTGCAGGTGTCGGTGCTCCCCATAGGAGAGAAAGAATCTGGATTGTTGCCCACAGAAAAGAATCTATGGTCAACGCCGACGACGTTCGACTCGAACAACATAACGAAACCAAGGAAGAAACATCCTGGTGGAGGACAAGTACCACCTTTGAACCAACAAGTGATGTGGCTGACACCATCAGCAACGATAAGGGGCGAGAGATCTCCCGAAGCGATGAAGAAGAGAGAAGAATACAGGAAGAGCATAGGCAGGAAGACAGTTCCACCAGGTTCACTAGCAGAACAAGTTCAATACGGCAAACCAATAACAGATATGAAACAAATGTGGCCTACACCGAGAGCATCGAAAGCCATGTCGGAGAACATGGAAAACATCAAGAGGAGAGGAGTGGACAAGGCGAGATTAGAGGAGAGAATAGCCATGATGCCAACACCTACAGCAAGAGATTGGAAAGATTCAGGACTGAACACGAATTACGAAACAGCAAGGAAGAAAAGCAGACTAGCGGGAACAGCTGGTGGAGCGTTGAACCCAATGTGGGTAGAGTGGCTAATGGGGTACCCGGCAGAGTACACCGACTTAAAGGATTGGGAAATGCTATCGTCCCGCAAATCGCAAAAGAAATAGGACTAGCTATAAAAAAGGTTGTAAATGATATTTAAAGCACAAACTGAGTGGGTTAAACCCACAGAGTTTCCAGACTTAAGATTTTGTGAGGAGATTGCAATCGATTTAGAAACACACGACCCAGACTTAAAAACTATGGGGTCCGGTTCTGTAATCGGTAAAGGCAAGGTCGTAGGCATTGCAGTTGCAACAGAGGGTTATTCTGGATACTTTCCATTCGATCATGAGGGTGGTGGTAATCTAGAAAAAAGTAAAGTAATTCAATGGTTTACGGACATTTGTAAAACTACCTCTACAAAAATATTTCACAACGCCATGTACGATGTGTGTTGGATTAGGGCTATGGGCATACCAATTAACGGAACTATAATTGATACCATGATTGCAGCATCACTCGTAAACGAAAATAGGTTTAGATATGATCTTGGATCACTTGGTTGGGACTATTTAAGTCAAGGTAAAAATGAAACAGAACTAAACAACGCTGCAAAAGAATGGGGCATAGATCCAAAAGCCGACATGTGGAAACTACCTGCGATGTATGTGGGTAATTACGCTGAACGTGATGCAGAGTTAACGTATGGACTGTGGAAGATAATGCAAAAAGAAATAAT